ACATCACCGGCATTCGAGCAGAATACGCTGAATGGCACAGTGTCAGCAACGACGTATTCGTTTGCAGCAAACATTGCATCTGGCACTTACCAGTTTACAGCACAGTGGTCCGGAGCGGGAGCAGCGATCAGCATTCCAGTTCTAACCTACACAAATTGTGTAGAAGGTCCTTCCGTCTGGAAAAATGGAAGTGTTGGCTATGTTAGCAACACGACCACAACGTCAGCAGTGATGATGCTGACCGGTTACGTTCAGGTAACCGCCCCAGGCGCAACTATTGCGATCTCATCGGGAACGTATCCTACATCGATCACGAGCATGGACTTTGTGATTGCACGAGTTCCTGATTTCAATTAACTTGAAGCGCGATTAGAATAAGCCAAATGCGCACCAATATCGCACCGATATCGCACCGATATCGCACCAATATCAAGCCAGGCGTAAGCCGCATTTGGTGCCGCATCGTTAAAACGTACAGGCAACAAGGGCATAGGTGGCAGCAGTAGTTATACGATGCCTGACAACGTTATTTTTGTATACGATATTGAGCTAAATGCGCACCAATATCGCACCGATATCGCACCGATATCGCACCGATATCGTACCGATATCGCACTAATATCAAGCCAGGCGTAAGCCGCACCCGCTGCCGTATTGTTAAAATGTACAGGCAATAAGGGTATAGATGGCAGTAGTAGATGCACAATGCTTGACAATGTTCTCTTTTGCGCACAAAAAAGAACAAAACACTATACAGGGGTACCTGGCATAGGGGGGGAGGGCGCGCAGGGCGCGACGGTTGTCCCTGAGGGAGCCGGCGCAGGCGGCTATACCAGCCTGCGCAGAGGACGCCGCCTGACGCCGGTCCCGAAGGGCAGAGGAAGCGCCCGTTGGGCCGTGGTGGCCGTACAATTTGTTAGCCGCCCCCGTTATAATTTTATGCGACGCCGAGAAATTCGGCAAGCAAAACCTCGAGGTGAGTAATGGAAAGCTGACCAGCGTCGGCCGCATCAGAGACTGCGCCGACAGGTGTCGGCGCAGTATTACCATTACTAACCTCTGAGACACCGGTCGAAAGAGGTAGTTTTAAAGGCGTAGTTAGCCGAATGTCCGTAAGGACATGGTCTAACTTTGTCTCAGAAGTTGTTCCGACAACTGAGACAGCTGAGACAGACGGTGTTTTAATCACTGTCGCTGCATTTTGCTGCTTTGGCAGCAAAGATGGTGCAGAGTCTCTGCGAACGTTGTGTACAACGTGACAGCGTGCTAAGAACGCTTGTTGAAATAAGCCATCCTTAGGGATTTCATCCGGTGGCTTATTGGTAGTGAAGACGGCAACCTTGAATGCAATGTTGACATCGCCGCCTTTAGTTTCGGCAGAGACGGGGTTACCGTCGAGCCACTGGAGCATCAGTTCTCTAGAATGTGCGAAACTGACTTCGTCAAAGAGGACGACAGTGTGGATAGATGGAATGTAGCCATTCCACCACCACTTCTGGCCTCCATTTATCGGACGGTAAATGCTCTGTTTGTCGAAGTTTTTGTAGACCCAACTGGTTTTACCGGTTCTGGGCGCGCCCCAGAGAAAGTAAACAGTCGGAGCTTCAGTGCGTTCAACGTTATTTTGATAATCTTGAATCATGCGTCTAGCACTGTTTCCATATTTGAGCATCATTGTGCCAAATTGATCATTGAGCTGCATGACATTAGCGCCAGCTTTGATAGCAGCAGCAAACGATTTTAAATCGGTTCTAGTGCCTTTAGTGGGTTCAACTCCCCACACCATTGGCACACAATTCGGAGCTCGCGTTTCTGTTTTGATACAGTAGTCGCGAGCTTGTTCATGGGAGCCTTTACGAGGCTCGACATGTGCACCAGGGACAAGGGCGAGGATACCACCGCGTCGCACTGGGTTTTTGAAGTACACGTATCCTTGCCAGTGTACTCGTCCAGTTTCTGGACAGATTTCTTTCTGCTGAACAGCGTAAACCACCCCATCATTAAAGGGTGTAGGCGCATCTTCTGAGAATGAAGTAAAGCACCAGCCACGGCTTGTCATAATACGCAATATGTGAGCGAATATAATAATTTGTGAAAAAATTATAGACGGTATGTATATCCGTGCTCCATGTCGCAACTGCTTCCGTATGCGCAGTACAAGAAGCTGCCAAAAGCAGCTCAAGCAGCGTTATCGCGTTCAGCGGCAAAGTCTCGACCAGCTGGTCGAGCTCGGTCGACTACATCTTCGAAGAAGCCATTCGAGGATAACAAGATCTCGATTAGAGATCTAATTAAGGCAGGAGTTATTGGGGGAGGGCTGTACGCAGCGTACCACAATCCTGAAGGAGCGAAGAGTTTCGCGAGCAACGCGTTGAGCACATTGGGCGGTTTGACAAACGCAGTTGCATTGGGTGGATTCGGAGATTATGCTCCGATAAGCGGAGTGCCGGCCAAGAATAGCTTTATGAAAGCCATTCTTGCAAATGGGCCGCCCGCAATCCACAGTACGGGTTCCCGCAGTTTCATCATGCGGCATCGGGAGTATTTGGGTGATGTAACGACCGGAGCAACCGCAGCGTTTGACATCACAAACTTCCCGATAAATCCAGGGATGGCGGAAACATTCCCATGGCTTTCAACGATCGCGCAAAACTTTGAACAGTATCGCTTCCACGGTATCGTGTTTGAGTTCAAGAGTACAAGTGCAGATGCACTGAACTCAACGAATACAGCACTCGGGACAGTCGTACTGGCCACAGAGTACAACTCCGATTCGGATCCTTTCAGCACAAAACAGCAGATGGAGAACCATCAATTTGCATCGTCAGCACGTCAGTCCTGCAGTGTGTTGCACCCAATTGAGTGTAAGCCAAGCATGACTTCAATCAGTGAACTTTATGTTCGCACGACAACACCACCATCTGGACAAGACTTGCGATTGTATGATCTTGGTCGATTCTCCATTGCAACGGTTGGGCAGCAAGGAGCAAGTGTTAACATCGGAGAACTGTGGGTCAGCTACGAAGTAGAGCTGATGAAGCCACAGCTTCCGGACGTGTCGGCAATCGTAGGATGCGATCACGTTACGAGCGCCACAGCGGTAACCTCAGGCGCACCGTTTGGAACATCACCGGCATTCGAGCAGAATACGCTGAATGGCACAGTGTCAGCAACGACGT